TTAAACGGTGCCTTGGATGAGTGGCTTAGTCAACGGTCTGCAAAACCGTCTACGGCGGTTCGAATCCGCCAGGCACCTCTGTTGAAATTCCCGAAACCTCGATAAACAAAGGGTTTCGGGAATTTTCTTTTTATGCATTTTTCAAAAACGTACCCTAAACGTACCCTAATTAATTTTGAACAAGAAAGGTGAGAGGGCAAGCATTTCTGCCTACCCTCTCTATCATCGCGGTACGTAACGGCTATTTATCTATTTGCCCCGATTCTGTATGGCTTATTATTAATGTGGCTTCTAACAGACATTACCTTCTTTCATTCTGACCACTGGAAGGGCCTAACCTTTAAGGGCTTTCGAGAACACCGTTAACCTGGTGTGGTTCCTTTTGAAAAATGGTGACCTCTGTCACCATAATGAAAGGAGGTGGAACCCATCGCGGGCGTAAAAACAAATGTTAAAGAAAATGTATAATCACTTTAAATGAAAAGCGATTGCAAAATTACACAAAAATCCTGAATGGCAAGGTTATCATAGTTAAAAGATGTTGCAGCCTACAGACAAAAGTCCAAGGGCTGCAACGGTGTAAACTTAATTCGACTTATGATTACTCAAATCGGCGGCAAAGGTACAACAATAATCTGAGAATGCCACTAAAGTAGTGATTTTTTAGTGGAATAATCTATTCCAGTTCTGACACGTCCCAGTTGTCCTCTTCGTCCGGGTCGAAGTCAGTGATGGGAGCAGCAGGTGGAGCTGTGATGTTGTCGTTGTTGACTATGGTGACCTGCTTTAGCGTGAGCGTGAGTTCCTTTTTGGTGTATTGAGCGTCAAGCTCCATGAGTGCCTGTTCCTCGTCTACGGGTCTGTCGGCATCTGCTGTGATGGTTGTGGATGAGTACTTCGGTACGACGAACGGCAGGTATTTTGATACCACTTCTGCCCTATCCTTGGGGTCTGATATTTTGATGAGGTCTTTTGCGAGCGTCGGTACTCCTTTGACCATCTTTTCCGGGTCTTGCTCCAGATAAGGCATGATGAGTTCCTTAAGCCTGTCACGTATGTTTCCGTATTTGTTGGGTGTGCCTGCCTTTCTTCCACCCACCTTGTCGTGTCCTTTCTCGAAGAGGTTGGAAGTCTTTTTTTTCTTCTCTGCCTTTTGCGGTGTTTCTGCCTTTGCTGGCTCAGCAGTCTTTTTCGTGGTTTTCTTCTCCACTTTCTTTTTGGTGTTTTCGTTTTTTGCTGCCATATCGACTTTTGTTTTTTATTGCTTGGGTACAAAGTTAATAGTATATTTTTGCACGAAAACAATAAAAAAACAAAAATATGGGACTGATAGGAAGTATAGTGGGAGGCATAGCCTCAACTGTAGGGGGGGTATTTGCCGGCAAGAAGATTGGCGAGCAGACCGACCTTTACAACGACCGTATGAGAGACATCAAGGCTCACCGTGACAATCTGTATTACAGAGACCCGACGCAGAGTGCAGACAACCAGGCAGCAGTGTCCAATGCCCGTGAGCTACTGAATGAGCAGACGGATCGAGCCGCCGCTACCGCCGCCATCACGGGCGGTACGCCTGAGTCTGTGGCTTTGTCCAAGAAACAGGCTTCAGAGACAGTAGGCAAGATGTTGCAGCAGCAGGCCGTTCAGGGTGAGCAGCAGCGTGAGCAGATCTGGAACCATGCAGACGCAGGTACTGATGCCTATACGAAATACCTTGCCGACGTGAAGAGACAGCAGGCCGCGAATATCACGCAGGCCGCAGGAGGTCTGGCAGGTTCGGCGAGCAGTTTACCAATTTAAAGGTCTGATGCTATGGATATAATTCCCAACAATACGTTTACGATGACTCCCGACGGGAAGCTTGTTCCCGTAGGAGAAGTGACTGGCACAGTGGATGACTATGCGGGTAAACCGCAAGGCACGGAACAGACGCCGGCATGGAAAGATAACAACTATGCGGACAATCCTGCGGGAAAACCGCAAGGCACGGTAGTTTCAGCCGGATCACCTTACGGTGTTGATGCCAACGGCAACAAGACCAACAACCCGTCAGGAGTCGCTACTAATGAGCAAGGCACGACAGATAACATTGGGGAAAAACCGCAAGGCACGGTATCTAAGGAGTCTTACTGGGATAACGGATTTACGAAGGATGCCGTTAAGAAGTCAGGGCTTACCATTGGTGAGGCGATGATCAACTACAACGAGTGGGCAAAGGAGAACGGGCAGGAGCCTTTGGACTTCGGCACTGTGTGGACGATGTTCAACGGCAAAGACCCTGACAAGAGCGTCGTTGACAACGAGAAGGCCGCCAAGAAAGCCTACGATCAGGAGAAGTTTGAGAAGGTAGGTAACTTTCTGAGTCATCTTGGTAACTTTATCGGAACTCTTCAAGGTGCCCCTTCCCAACAGTTAGAGAGCGGTGCTGAGTTGAGCAAACGTCAGCGAGAGCTGAGAGACAGGACTCTGGCACAGCGCAAGAGTGACTGGCAGGACATCTATACCGCCTATAAGCAGAAGAAGGCCGATGAGCTGGCAGCGAAGAATGCCGAGGCCAAGCAGCAGGCACTGGAGCTGAAGGAACGTGAGGTGGAGGCGAAGATCCAGAAGATGAAAGATGATACCAACCTTGCACAGTTCAAGGCAGAGGCAGACAGGGACTTCAAGAATGCCTCAATAGAGTTACGCTATAAAGTGTTGGAAGTTCAGCAGGCTTTGGCCGAGAAGCGTATCACTATAGCAGAAGCAAACAGTAAGTTAAATACCTTGCGAGCAGACCTACAGAAGGAAGCAAACGAACTCAAGAAGCAAGGCGAGACCACAGAGTATGAGCGTGACAGGAAAGGCCGTGTTGTCAAGTCAGTTAAAACACATCACGGGCAGTCACAGCAGCAAAGCAGCAACACAAACCATGACGAAACAAATACGCCACCGTCTATGCGAGGCAAAAATTAACAATTTATGGCTACATTCAACGAAGAGGATAGGAAATGGCTTTATGACACCATGAAGTCAAAGGGAATCAATACCGGGAGTTATGATGACTTCAAGCAGTGCCTCGACAATGACGAGGACAGGCAGTGGTATTACGACAAGGGGAAAGAGTTAGGACTTAACCTTGGCAGCAAGGAAGATTTCGACGGTATGATGTGGGAGAACAATCCCGTCGGGAAAACCGACGGACACACTGAAACGCCCGAGACTGTCAAGGTCGATGGCAATACTTTCACTGAGAGCCAGCTGGAGGCCGTTGAAAATGGTGCTAAGGTTGTGCAGCAGTCGAGGTACGGCACACCTGAGTATGCCAACGAGGTTATTAAGGATGACCTTCCTGACAACCCATACGCCGGTATGACCAGACAGCAGGCCGTGAATGCCATCGGTGAGAAGTACCGCAAGGAGTGGTACGGAAAGCCTGGAGCCTACGAGAATATCAAGAGCGAGCTCGCCAGTTACAACATTGCCTCACCCAGTGACTACGGTCATATCACCGCCGCCATCCGTAACTACCATCTTCAGAGCGTAGCCCGTCAGCGTGTGGAGCAGCTTCTGTCCCCCTTCAAGAACGTCAACAGTATGACCTTTGACGATGTTCAGGAAGTGTTGGACAGCCGTGCGACGCAGAAAGCCATTGACGAAGATGCCAGGAATCTTGGTCTGGAGCAGGAAGACAAGGACTCCTACTATCAGGAGTTGGAGAAGCAGCTGGAGAAGGTGTTGACAGACAAATACGGTTATCTTCCCTCCAATGATGGCAGAGGCAGCGTAAGCCGTTATGCCAGCAGTCTTATCAATGGCGGCAGCGGTATGCATGAGGAACGCATCCGTGAGCGTGAGGCCATGAGCATGATTCAGGGCTACCTGAAGGATGACATCGACGCAACCGTTTCCGACTACGACCGTCAGGCTCAGGAAGTCAAGGAGTCCACCTTGAAGAGCACAGGTGCTGATTATAGTGTTGCAGGAGGCAGTAATGCCGGTATGCAGCTTGGCTCGTTGCTGTTGGCGCAGCGAGAAGCCAACAAGGTCAGTGATCCCGAGAAGATACTGAAAGACCTTACCGAGCGTTCCAAAGCCCTGTTTGACAAGATGCTTTCCGACGAGGCATTCATATCCAATGTTATGAAGCAGTCCGAGGCACTTGGCATCGAGCCCGACCAGTATGTTGCCGACTACGTGATACCCAGCTTCATGAAGTCCATGCAGCGTGAGTTCAGCAAGTCGATGACAGCCCGTGAGTTGCCCAAGGGCAGGCTTGACTATATCATGCGCGGTCTTACCGATGACAGCATCATCGGTATGCTTGTCCAGAAGTTCGTGATGACCGACAGTCAGATACAGTACCGTGATATGGCCAACGCCAAATACGGTGAGGGAGCCAACATCTGGCTTCAGGGAGCCCGCATGGCAACCGGCATGGCCTCTGACTTCTGGCTATGGGGAGGATGGGGAAAGCTTGGTGGAGCAGCAACGAGAAGCCTGCTGAACCAGCGCATCATGGCCTTGGCAGCATCCAAGCGCATTACCAGAGAGGCCGCTACCCGCATCATGGAAGAGGAAGCCAGGCAGTATTTGAGCAAGGGACTGTTTGAGCATATCATGCGCCACGTCCCCCAGAGTGCCGTTACGATGGGTGGTGCTGAGGCCACCACCGAGGCAGTGAGAGGCTATACCAGGAATGAAGAGATCGGCGACGTGCTGTTGAACACTTTCAAGTCAGGTATGAGCGGAGCCGCCACCGGCACAGCTTTTGGCGTGACAGGAGGAGCCGCCAGCCGACTCACCTCACAGCTGTCAGGCGTAAAGCGTCTTGCAGGCAAGTTGGCAGGTTTAGAGGTAGAGGCCGCCACCTTATATACTACTGAGGAATTGCAGAAGATGCTGTCAGGCGATGATGCCTTTGAAAATCCCTTTGAGGGGATGTTTGAGGCCAACGTGAAGTTAGGCTTCATCAAGGCCAGTGCCAATCCTTTGGAGAGTGCCGCGAAGTTCGTCAATGCCGTAGCCCATCCCGTGAAGACCGTGAAGGGCATGATGGAGCCAGACAGTAAGGTGCTTACCGAAGAAGATGTTGCCGACCTGAGAGAGACCTTTGACGGCAAGGGACTTGTCGATGCCGTCACCACTATGCGTCCTGTGAGGCATACCGACGGCAGTGAGCGTGAGGGCTATATCACGGAAGAGAAAGCCGCCGTTGCCGCTCAGGCCTATAACGACTATATGGCAAATCCTGACAGGCCTATTGACAGGAAGCAGCGTGTAGCCCGACTGTTGGGCGGCATTGTACCGCCGGCAGGCAAGGAGGTGCGCATTGATATTGACACCACCGACGGAAAGACCGTTCTGCGAACCAGAGACGCAAAAGGCCAGTGTGTTCAGGAGCTTTACTTTGACAGTCATCAAGAGGCAGAGGCTGCAGCAAATGAAATGCTGTACACGATAGACCAGAACACCACAACCGTCTTGGAAGACCGTATCAGCGAGACGGCAGTCTATGACCTTTTCCGTCAGAAGATCGACGAGGAATATCAGAAGGTGGCAGCAAAGTACGGTGACGGAGTTAACCCCGGAGTCTCATCAGAAATGACTGAGACTGAGAAGAAATGGGTGTATTTGCATCAGCACCTTGACGAGCTTCTTGACATTACGCAAGCCATCAGCGACGGCAGGGAGTTGGGTATTGACGGCCAGAACCTTGCGGAGCAGTTCCTTGGAATGTTCGTAGAGTATTCGTCATCCGAAGCCGTTGCCTCCGACAATGCCAACCGACTGAGGAACGCATTTGAGCAGCAGTACGGACTTAATCCAGGCGAGCTTGACGAGATCATCAGGAAAGGCCCCGGCAAGCGCAGTGATGTTGAGAGTACTATATTAGGAGAATACCAGGAGTTTTTACGTAAACGCATATCAGACGATGATGCCGCCGGGAAAACCGACGGCCACACTGAGGGAACAGAGGGACAGGCTGGCGGTGAGGCAGGTGCCGTTAATGGTACTGGAGGAAACGAGCCGCCGGCAGGCCCCGCTACGCCCGACGGGGAAACCGTCGGGAACATTGTAATTGGTGAAGGTCAAGGAGAAGGTCAGGCTATTGCACGTAGTGAGAGACGGCAGGCCGCTTATGACAGAGGGAAGCAGGCCGTGCAGAACCCTGCAAGCCTTGCAGCGATTACCTACGATAGTCATCTTGCCTCGCTGAGGCTGCAGCAGCAGTTCCCTGAGAACGACCCTGTACTGAGTCGCTTGCGCAAAGACCTGATGAAAGCCATTGTCGAGGGTAATGATGACGAGGCAGAACGTCTGATGGATTTGAATGCCGGCAACATGAACAGCCGTCAGAAGGAGGCCGTTGAGCAGTACCGTAATGCTATGGAGATGTCGAGAGGTGTGGATGATGCCGTCACAGAAGCCGTCCAGGCATTCCAGCGTCAGCGGCATGACGAGCTGAAAAAGATTTCCGCTGCTGACGGCACTGTCACAGAGCTGACACTTGCCGACGGCAGCAAGGCCTACCATATCGCAGGTGACCCGAAGAACGATTATAACACCTGCATCATTGCCGATGAAGAGGGCAATACGATGATGGTGTCAGGTTCGAAGATTACCGCTGTTGGTGAGCGTGTTCCTATGGAAACCATCCTGCGAGCCGACGTTGACGCATACGGTCAGCAGCTTCAGCAGGATCTCTCAGGCTTTGCCAGTGGAACCAGTCTGATTCCTGGCAGTACTGTAGAGCTTGGCATCGGCAGTTATCTGGTGCAGGTTCAATATGTAGGCAACGATGCTACAGGCAAAATGGTCTTCAAGGAAGCTGACGGCAGGCAGAGTGTCTTTACACCTCAGGACGTTCAGCAGTTCGTTCAGGAAGCCAACCGCATGAAGATGGAGTCACAGCTGAGACAGGAGAAGACAGCCGCTATCGAGCAGGCACGTGCCGACCGTTTTGGCAAGGGAATCGTAGGCTACAGTGACGGCAAGGCCGACGTGAGTCATAAGGACACTGATGCCAAGGTTGCAGCGGAGTATCTGGAAGCCAATGTTTCCAGCGGGGAAACCGCAGGACACAGTGCTTTATTGAAGAGCATACAAGGCGAGATTGACAAGCTCAATGAGTTGTCTGAGAGAAGCCGCGAGACAGTCAGTAGGATGGCCGCCAAGCAGGAGTTGCAAGGCCTCAGCGAACAGGAGGAGATAGCCCTTGGTGAGAGTCAGGCCGCCATCGATGATGCCGCAGGCCGCAGAAGGAAATGGGGCGAGATACGTCAGGCATTGATGACTGATGAAGAGCGACGGAAGTTTGAGAGCGAGAGGCAGAAGGAGATCAAGAAGGCTATGGATGCCGTGAAAGATATTCCAGCGGGAAAACCGCTGGACACACTGGCTGTGCCTACCGGCAAGGAGCTGTTGGAGCAGTATGAGGAACAAGGTGATGCCGAGAATGCCGTAGAGACCTTAAGGGCAAACCTTAAGGCACAGTATAGGGACGATGTATATCCACGGTTGGCATCAGTGAGAGAAGCCATTGAAGACTACAGGAGAGGTCTGTCAGACCTTACAACGGACGAAATAAATGAGCTTGCAGTCAGTCAAAAGCAGCTGGAGAGTCAGGAGACCGCCATGATGAAGCAGAGTCAGGAGCTGAAGAATCTGGCTAGTTCTTTGGGTAGGCTTTATGCAGGTAGGAAGAAGCAGCAGCTGAGTCCCCATGAGTATAAGATGCAGCAGTTGGAGAAAGAGACCAACAAGGCGAAGAAGCTGAATCTTGCGAAGGAAGCCTTTGCGGATGACGAAGAGGCACTGGCAGTACTCAGCGACCTGGAGCCTCAGGACATCTATGAGCACATTGCCGATAACCTTGGCGAGGGAAGTCTGAGTTGGGAAGGCTTTGACAGAGGTGAGCATCATGTAAGAGGTGTTGTCGATATGGTAGGCAAGGACAAGAAGCGTGGTATTGGTAAGGACTCTGATACTATTGGCTATAACACATTCCTTGCGCCTACAGGACAGGGTAAGGGTTATGACGAGGTGGTACACGCTATTTCCGAGGGCAGTCCCTACTCTACTGAGGATGTGGCCAATACCCTGTATGATATGCTTAGCAGTGCCAGCAAGCCCACCGACATCAGCCACAGGATTATCGACGAGCGCATAGCCAGAGCGGAAGAGATCTACGAAGCCAACCGTGAGCGTGAGCGTGAGGCCGAGGAAGATGCGAAGCGTGAAGCCCTTGATCAGGAGATTATGCAGATGACAGGTATGGATCCTGATGAATACGATGCCTATATCAGCGACTTGGAGAGCCGCCTTGCAGAACAGGAAGGCTACAGAAGCAGTGAAGATTATTTCAACCAAACAGTAGAACGATATGAACGAGAACAAGAAAGAAATGCTGGAGGAAGCCAAGAGACGGGTGCTTTGGGCTTGCAAGGGCAAGAAGGTGAGCAAGGTACAGGTGAGGGAGCAGCTGAAGAAGGAGCTGGAGGGGCTGATGCGATAGCAGAGCTTCAGTCGGACGTTAACGAGTTTACCAGTAAGTACCACTCATTGCCCGCAGAAGTTATCTCACTTGACATACCTGATGCGGAGCTTATAGAGAAACTTGGCATACCCCAGTACGTCATTGATCACTTCGGAAGTGAGCAGAAAGCCTGTGAAGCCGTTCGCAATTCCCTGAAGGAGAAAAAAACTGTTGCAGCCTATAACAGGGAATCAAATAAAATCATTATCTTTGCAACGGCAAAGAGGGAGCGCATACCAGAAGCCATGTTCCATGAGAATGTTCATGGTGTACTTCGTGGATGGTATGGTGACAAGGAGCAGTCCATTGCTACGAACTTCTGGAACCTATCACCTGATGAAGGTGGTAAGATTGACAAGAGCTACATTCAGAAGCGATATGACGAGGATGAGTGGAAGACGGAGTTCTTTGTCACTTGGCTTGGCAGGGCGATGGTAGACGGAACTGTTGATGATATGCTGAAAATCCTCTCAGACCCAGGAGATTTTGAGAGAGTCAATAATATATTAAACGCTATAGGCTATGACAGAGCAAAAGAAACAGCAGAAAGACAAGGTTCTGGAAGACTGGCTGAAGACAATTCATCCGCTGACGGAGGAAGACCTGAAGAGGGAGAAGTAGATGCCGCCGGGGAAACCGACGGTCACACTGAGGCGCAGGACTTCTCTTCAAGGCTTGCAGAGGCAAAGAGCGAGACAAACACCAACCCCACAGAGGAACAGAAGAAAGCAGGTAACTACAAGATGGGACATATCTCATTCGGTGGTTACAGGATGAGCATTGAGAATCCTAAGGGCAGTACCAGAAGTGGCAAGGATGCCAACGGTAAGGCCTGGAGTATCGAGATGCAGGATACATACGGCTATATCGGTAAGAAGTATGGAGCCGACGGAGACCATCTTGATTTCTTCATCAACGACGATGCCGATCTGGATAACTGGAACGGCAGGGTGTATGTTGTAGACCAGGGAATACCCGCTACAGACCAAGCGGGGAAACCGCTTGGCACACTGGAATTTGACGAGCACAAGGTGATGTACGGCTATCCCAGCTTCAAGGCCGCCAAGGAAGCCTATGAGCGCAACTACGAAGCAGGCTGGTGGGATAAGCACGTCATTGGTATGACAGGCGTTAGGAAAGACACCTTTGATGCCTGGCTCAACGACTCAGACCATAAGCGTAAGCCATTCGCTGAGTACAGCCGTACCCGTAACGCAGAGACCATCACTGACAACGTAGACCAGCTGCTGGCTGATGTCAGGGAGCGTGCCATGAAGGAGATTGACGAGCTAAAGAATATCACCACTACTTATGAGGATGGTGAGCTGGAAAGTCGTACTATCCCTGAGCTGGAACAATTGAAGAAGAAGCGTACAAAGGATGCTTCTACCGCCCGTTACCTGATGGCAGCCACCAATATCAAGGCAGGCTCAGAGAAAGAGCATACACTGCTATTAAAGGAGGCTGAGGCTAAGGCAGATATTGCCGCTATCAACGAGGCACTGAAAGCTAAGAAGGATGAGATGCAGGCCCGTATCGAGCAGCAGGAGATAGGCTTTGCCGTCACTGACCGCCTGAATGATATGGGTTATGATGTAGAGACCGACCCGAAGACTGTCCGCAGAGTACGCAAGCAGGCTGAGCAAGACCAGAGTGAAGAGGGTAAGATAAGGCATATGCAGACCAGTGACGGTACTGTATATGGCTTTGTCTACCGTGGCAAGATGTACATAGACATCCGCAAGATAGATGGTAATCTGCCACTTCATGAATACGCCCACCCGTGGTGTGAGGCATTCCGTAAGATGAATCCTGATGGCTGGAAAGCTGTGGTAAAGACCATGCAGACCGATAAGGATACGTGGGAGTTTGTGAAGCAGCTCAACCCCGACTTAAAGACTGAGGATGATATTGCCGAGGAAATGATTGCCAAGGGAACGGGTGAGAAAGGTGAGCAGTATGCCCGAGCCGAGTATGAGCGTATGCACGGCAAGGATGGTGACTGGAAGAGTAAGTGGAACAATATCTGGAAGAACATTGCCAAGGCTATTCAGAACTTCTGGAAGCAGGTTGGCGACTATCTGCACATCAAGTATGAGAGTCCCGATCAGGTCTATGACCAGGTCATCCGTGACTTTGCCAACAACATCAACCCGAAGAAGAAGATGGAACAGTGGCTGAAGGAGCGTGATAAGAGCTATCTGGAGGCCGTTAAGACAGGTGATGAAGCAAAGGCCAAGGAGCTGTTTGATGCAGCCCTAAGAGAGAATATCGGTAGTGGTATTGTGCCATTTGTAAGCACAGGAGGCTACAGAGGAAAGCTGCAGAAGCTGGCACATGGTGTGAAGAGCCGTGACCCCAAGGTGATAGCAGAGGTGGCAGACCTGATGGCTCCCATCATTCCGAAGGATGCTGTGTTAGTTCCAGCTCCAAGCCATGGCGGTGAGGCCACCGATATGCTTGATTTGGCCAATGCTATCAGCGAAAGGACTGGAGCACCCGTTGCCGATGTACTGAAGAGTAAAGAGCGAGGGAGCCAGTATGATGCTAAGAAAGCGGGGAAACCGCTTTCCACAGTGGATCTGGGTATCACTATAGACGGTAAGCTGCCAGAGGGTAAGCTGCCTGTTGTCATTGATAACGTGGTGGATACCGGCAATACCGCCGAGGCCTGTGTGAGAGCACTGGGTAAGGGTATCGTTGCAAGCCTTGCAGACAGCAAGGGCAGGTTTAAGCGTGTAACCACCTTGAAGAGTGCCGAGCCGGTTGTTACTGACAAGGAAGGCAACGTGGTACCTTTGAGCAAGCGCTTTGAGCTGCCATTCCAATTCATGGTAGAGGGGAATCTGTTCAGCGATGCTGACTTTGATGAACCTGAGACCGCAACTGAAGTTGCACTCACTGGACGAAGATTAAACAAGTACGGACTTAACGAGGACACCACCATTGGTAAGAAGCTGACGGAGTTCCTGGATAAGAACGACGCACCGAATCTTCTTGCGGGATATGTTGACTCCAAGACAGGTGACTATGTCATCCTTGGTGAGAGTGTTAATGACATCGAGGAATATGCTGATGCCAATCAACTAAAGAACGCTGGTGATATGGACGGCATGGCCTATGTACGTCTGACAAGTAAGGATTTTGACATACTATCGCCAAAGTTGGTGAAGGAAGGATATAAGATGGCATTTGTCGATGACAAGACCGACAAGCCAACGAAGCCAAAGGATGCTGTTGACACTATGCTGGACGAAGTGGAACGTCGCAAGGAGGTTGCATCTCAGAAAGAGTCAGAGAAGCGCGTTAAGGAGTATCTGGATAAGCATGTCAAAGGTCAGGATGCCGAGGTTCGCAAGCGTGCCACCAAGGCCGTTCTAAAGGCTATGGATAAGGCAGGTGTGCCTTATAAGGTTGTCAGTAAGGAGGAAGAGAGGCAGATGATGCAGATCTTCTCCATGATGAACCAGGAGAGCGTGAAAGCGTTCTGCCGTAGGGCTGATATCCGATCAACATCCCGTCATGGCTTTGGCAGATACTGTGTGTATAATATGGCAGACCCGTTTGCCGTGCCTATGTACCATGAGAAGCTGAGCAACGCCAAGGAGGACGTTAAACAGTTGAAGCGTATGGCCCCACAAGGCGCATGGGAGATTCTGGATATCGGCTATGCTGATGAAGTACAGAACGACAAGGAGTTGACCGGCAAGGCCGCTGATATGAATCTGGCAGAGCTGCAGGCTGAGATAGAGACATGGCACGGTTCTGGTGCTGTGTTCGCACAGTTTGATCACAGCCACATGGGCGAAGGTGCAGGCAGTCAAACCTTTGGATGGGGTACTTATGTGTCTGGAAGCAAAAAGGTGGCAGAGGGATATGCGCACGCCAACGATGGCCTCATGAAGTATAAGGGTGCTATCATTGAAAAAGACCCATACAGCGACAATCCAGCTGAGAGAGCCCTTTTCTATGCAGACCAGGAAGGTGGTTTTGACAAGGCTGTCAAATTCCTGAAAGACCTTATCAAGGAAGAGGATGATAAGTCTATAATCAATGACTATAAAGAGACTATAAAAGCACTCCAGGATAAGGACAGCTGGAGCGACGTTGATAGAGTGCTTTATAATGTGCAGATACCTGATGAATCTGAGGCATACTATCTTGACTACAAAGAAAAGATGGATGGGCAGAAAGATGTCATGGAAATGATTGATAATAATCTCTTTTCTGAAGGATGGAAGCGTCAAGAGATTGATACCCGCATCCGCTTCAAGAAGGGTGACGAACAAATAATTCTCACTCCTAACCAGAGCGGTGCAGACCTATATGAAGAACTGAAAGAAGCCATGGGTGGTCCAAAAGAAGCAAGCCAGTGGCTGAATAAGATTGGCCTTACGGGTATCAAGTATCCCGCTGGAACCATCATGGGTGGTGGAGATAACGCCACTAACTACGTTATCTTCAACGAGAAGGATGCCAAGATTGTTGACTCTGTTCAGTTCATGATCGGATGGCATGGAACCGCTGCTAAGTTCGACGCCTTTGACCATTCTCATATGGGAGAGGGAGAAGGAAATCAGGCTTATGGATATGGCACATATGTCACGGAAGTAGAAGGTATAGGCAGAAAATATGCAGAGGCAATGGCAAACAAGACCATCTCCAGCAAGTTCAAGGGAATGTCAATACTTGCCCTATATGGCCAAAATGATGAATTTTGGAAGTCTGTAGGTGCCGAAACTAATGACCAGAGAAACGTCCTGATTGATATTGTCAGGTCTCTTAACTATGGATATGGTGACCCTGTTGCCATGATAAGAGTAAAGAGAGAAAGCCTTGAAGAGGCTATCATTCGAAGACAACAGAATATTGACAGGGTGAAAGAAGAGCTCAATTCTGATGTCAAAGAAGTAAGGGAAATGGCTCAGAAGATTATAGAAAAGGGCGAGAAATTTATTGCCAAAAGACAGTCTGAGCTTGACTTTGTTAATAGTCTTGATCCTAACGATTTTGAGGGATGGAGCAAGCCCAGAGGACGCTATCTGTACGAAGTGAATATCCCCGATGAAACTGGTGATAACTACTTTGATTGGACGGAGAATGTACCGGAAGGCCGAGTTGACGAGATCCTGGCAGAACTGAGAGAACTGTTGCTGGCAGATGAGAAGTACGGCTGGAACGGCCAGGAAGATAGACTGGACGATAGACTGGAGTCAATGAAGTCTTTCTTTGGCGAGACATTCTACTGGCGTATGGCTGCAATGCTTGGTAATAGTGCTGCTGGTGCACGCAAAGAAGGCCAACGCCTGGCCAGTGAGCTTCTAAGCAGAAACGGCTATGTTGGTATTAAGTATCCTGCTGAGTATCGCTCTGGAGGTCGTACGGATGGCGCAAAGAACTACGTCATTTTCAATGAGAAGGATGCCAAGATTGTCAACACCATCCAGTTTATGATGGGTGAAGCTCAAAAGGAAGGTGAGAGAATTATGGGCTGGAGTGACGGCAAGCAGGTCTATCTGACTGAGGCAGGTCTGAATCCTAACACCCCACTCCATGAGACTACCCACCTGTGGGATAAGTGGTGCCAGAAAGAGAAGCCAGAGCTGTGGGAAAAGGTTGTGGATGCCATGAAGAAAACCGCCATGTGGGAGGAGATCTCTAAGAATCCTAACTACCGCAATATCTGGAACGATGACAACCGCATGGCCAGTGAGGTTCATGCCCGTCTGTCAGGTGCTAAGGGTGAAGATGAATTTATGAAGGCCGCCTTTAAGAAAGATACCCCACAGAGTATCATCAATGAGGTTAAGAGTGTGCTGAGGAAGTTCTGGGAGAGCATCCTGAGACTCTTCGGCAAGACCACTAAGACCATTGGTGATGAATGGAGTAGTCTTGATGCTATTATCCGCATGCCTCTGAGAGACCTTCTGAACAAGGACTTTGAGAAGGTGCTGAGTGTAGTAGAGTCAGAACCGTCGATGCAGGCGCAGGCGCATATTGAGACCGACAAGGCCGACATGGAACATAAGCAGAGACAACTGGAGATTGTTACCAAAGCCAATCCTATGCTTGATGACTACCATACCGGCATCCGCAAGTTGGATGACATCAAAACCTTTGAGGAAGCATATCTGGAGGGTAAGGAAAATGCAGAGGAAGGAGGATATGACGAATATGCCTCTTACCCTGACATAACCAATGACATGATAGAGGAAGCAAGAAAGACAGGTAAGATTACCATCTACAGTAGCAAGCCCATCAAAGATGGTGTGTTTGTAACGCCGTCCATGATGAATGCCAAGGATTATGCTGGCAATGGTAAAGTGTACTCAAAAGAAGTTCCTATAGAAGATGTGGCATGGATAAACCTTGAAGAGGGCCAGTACGCCAAGGGTGACTATGGTGTTATGCCGAGACTTGGAACTCCAAGGGTAGAAGCTGCCAATGAGCGATTTAATGACGAACTGGACAAGCAGATAAGCGGAGAGCTACCTAAAGGTCATGTGTACCAGCTTGGCAAGCCTGGAGCCGTTTTGTTGAGTACGGGATTCCCTAACGACAACATAGAGCTTTCGGCTACGCATTTGTTAGACAAGTCAAAGGCAGCTCATCACCCGTTTGAGTTATCCGATGTCAAAGACTTGGTGAGAGCCATCAACACTCCCCTTGCCGTGTTCAGTTACGGTGACAGGAGCAAGGCACAGAACGTCATTGCCGAGATTCAGAAAGACGGAAAGAACTTTGTTGTCGGTATTCATTTCAACCAGAATCCTCGCGGAATGGTAGTTTCCGACATCAGAGGTCTTTATCCAAAGGACAATGCAGAATGGCTGAACTGGATAACGCAGGGAAAACTATTGTATGCCAACAAAGAAAAAATTCAGAACCTTATAGACAAACAGCGAAGGACTCTCGCTGAGGTTGACTATCTGGACCTGAATTATGCTGCAAAGATAGTGAAAGATTTTGAGAATCCCAAACTTTCCGACGAAAAAATCAGGGAAATATTCCCAGATTACACCAATGCAGGCGATAATGCAGCCGAGCAGCTTGGAGGCGTAAAGGTTATCTGGGAACAGCAGACTCTGGAGTCAGGTACAAAAGGATGGTATGACCCGAACACGAACACAGTTCATGTTGCAATAGACGAAGTAGAAGATGTGGATGATGCCGTGCGCACCGTGTACCATGAAAAGTTAGGGCATGAAGGTCTGGTAGCCCTGTTTGCCACCGTCGGGAAAACCGACGGACACACTGCACAGGACGAAGTGAACAAGTTTGGTCAGTTTGTATTCAAGAGTGCCAATGCTGAGATTCGTAAGCGCATCCTTGACAAGGCTGACGAAGAGGGTTATGAATGGACAGACCCGCTGAGGCACAGCAAGGCAGCCCAAGAGGTTCTTTGTGACATTGCCGCTGATGGGCCACGCACAGGTGATGAGTTTACTTTGTGGGAGAAAGTAAAGCATTACATTATCCGACTGTTGAACAAGCTCAACATCCGCATACCAGGACTGTTGAACGACCATGACCTTGCCTACTATATTGTAAAGACAGGTGAGGCCTTGAAGCGATGGAACGGCATGAGCGAGACAGCAAGGGAAAACCTTGCCTCACAGTCTACGAGATATGACATTATGCGCAGCAGAGGCGGCAAGCCCCGTAAGCGTAATGATGAGAGCTATTCGCAGTATCTGGAGCGTCTGAGAGCATGGGAGAAATGGAAGATCGCCAAAGAGACAGCTTTTGCCAATGGCGACCCGATACCAGATCAGAAGACCTTCAATGACAAGTGGGAGGAAGCCTACAGGCGTGATATGGATGCCTGGAGAAATGAGAATCATATACCTGACACTGAAATGCCAGGCACTGGACGAAGAACCGAGCAAAGCGTATTCCCGAAGCGAGAGGATGGTGAGAGTGTTCAGGAGTATGCCAAAAGAGTTGCCGAGTACGAGACACAGAAGGATATTTTGAAGACCGCCCCCAACTATTTTGAGTATGTGCAGAAGGCACAGGATGAATACAAGAAAGCCTATACCGAATGGCGAGAGCGTTATGACCTTGAAGAGGCTGAGAATGTGGACTTGAAGGTCTACGAGGGAGAAGGTGGTGATGGCCCACGTACCGATGCCGATGTTGAGGCAGAGGGTCGTATGGAACGTGACCTTGCTGATGCTGTAGGAGTCGAGATAGACAGTGATGGAGCCAAGAGACACGCCAAGCTGGCTGTTATTGAGCGCAGGAAGAACCTTGAGAGCAGCAATGCCGAGGATGCCATCTGGCTATACGATTTTATCAAGATGACCGATGACTTTGCAGGGAAACTGCCAGGCACAGTGACTGGCAAGATGCTGAGAGTGGCATTGCCCTTCATTATCGAGGGGACTTACTGGGAAGAGATTGTCAGAGACGAGAACGGCTACCCAATTGGTATCAACGACCTTTCCGATCAGATGCCTATCAAGAAGAGTGCCGAGCTGGATGAGTTGCTGGCACACGTCAAGGAGTGGTATAACGAGTTCTATCACCTTCTGGAAGACGCAGGTCTGAGGAATGATGCCGGTTATGTAGAGAACTATGTCAACCATGTATGGGATAAGGAGAAGAGTGATCCCAAGGCGTGGGAGAAGTATGTTGAGAACTACCAGCGCACGAAGTCTCCCAATATGCGTCACAGAGAGATAGACACTTATCAGGAAGGCATCGATGTAGGTCTTGTGCCGAAGTATAAGGATATTGCCGACATGATAGCGCACTACAGCCGTCAAAACAACGAGGCTATAGCTAACAAGCGTTTTTTGGAAGATCTCAGCGGCTTTGTCGTTGATGAGGTGAACAGCGACGGTGAGACGGTGAGTGTTCTGCCTCTTCTTAACAGCGAGAAGCCCGATGAGTTTGTGAGAGACAGGTACAGCGAGTACTATGTTCCTGGTGTTGGTGATGTGTATGTGCTGAAGGATGTGAAGAAACGCTTTGCCAGCATCTTCGGACCTCTGCGTACTCAGGATGTTGCCGACTGGCTGGAGAATGCCGCCAAGGTTTATGACCTGACATCCTCTACGATGAAGAAGATACAGCTCAGCATCAGTGGTTTCCACGCCCTTGCACTGAGTGAGGTGGCAGTAGCCCAGATGCGTCCTGACATAGCCGCCAAGGCACTTGTCAAGTACATCATTCTTGACTCTGTAAGGAACAAGACCATTCCTGCCTACGCCCATCCTGAGGACTTCATGTTTGCCGCCAGCCATCTGGTGCAGTTGGGAGCCACGCAGGACTATGCAGCGTCCGATGTCAACAACATCACTGGTAAGCTGAGAGAGTTGATGCATGAGCTGTATGAGAGTGATGGTGCTGTCAAGAAGGCCGCAGGAGCCGCAGGCAGTGTTCCCGCCATCATGCTTGACTGGGTGAACAAGGGCATGGATAAAATTCTCTGGAACTACCTACACGATGGTTTGAAGATAGCCTGTTTCAAGATGTTTGCGGAGCAGATTGATGAGAGGGTGAAGAAAGAAGGTCTGTCAGAAGATCTTCGTGAGAAGCTGTTGGATGAAGCCGGCCAGTATGTCAACGACACCTTTGGCGGTCAGTACTTCGAACTGTTAAATATCACTCCAGCCACGATGAAGTGGTTACGCCGAATCCTGTTAAGTCCCGACTGGCTTATCAGTACCCAGCGTCACTTCTTTGCCAACTTTGGTTTTGGCAGCCTCTACAGTGACAGCAGTTTTAAGAACTACCTGAAGTTCAATGCCGACAATATCAAGAGAGCCTTTGGTGCAGATATTACCCATGATGAGCTGAGACGTTTCCGTAGCAAGAACGCCAAGCAGTGTTACCTGTTAGGTGTATGTTTCTTCTTTTATACGATGTGGAACGCCCTTAATGCGATGTTCAGGTATCAAGATGAAAAGAACGAGCGTGAGAAAGCAGATGAGATCCGTAAGGAGAATCCTGACTACCGTTCACCTTATGAGCTGGCATATCCTGACGGTATGAAATGGTACGACTACACTATGCTTGGTAACGGTCTTGGTCAGCAGACCCACCTGTTCCTTGGTCGTTACGAAGACGGCAGTGAAGAGTATGTTCGATGGGGTAAACAGTTCCGTGAGTTCCCTGAGATGTTTATCGGCCGCCATGGTGTAGAGTTCCCCACCCCCCTCATTGAGCGTATGCAGGGCAAGTCCAATCCTATGGTCAGTCTTGTTCGTGACAATCTGGGTGCTTTAGGTGTTTGGGGTTTCACCAATAGCAAGGACATTGAAGAGATTCAGGCAAAGTATGGCAAGACCATTGGTGTACTGGCTATGAATGCCCGCCACTTCTTACCATTCAGTGTACCCACGCAGGCAGAGAAGGAGTTTAAGGCTATAGACCTATTGATGCCATCCCAGAAAGGCTTCACCCGTTATAAGACAGTGGACTTCTTCAAGACCTATATCCAAGCTGGAGACATGGAAGGCATTGCCAAGACCTATCAGGCCGCCGTGATGAACAACATTGATGCAGAGTCCTGTCTGAAAGCAGCTATCAGCACCCTCAATGCTACGCAGCGTAAGGAAATGTCAGACGGTGTTACCGACCTGACGTTAGCCGTTGAGCGTTTCGACAAGGCTGAGAGTCTGAATGAGCGCAGGCAGATGCGTGAGAAGATTCGTAAATATCTCTCTGGCAACGAATACAAGCTTTTTACCCGTGATGAGGCCATCCAGCAGGTGAACGAGTTCCTTGACGGTGGAGATATGGAACAGATGACCGTGAACAGTCAGCGATACCTGATGTTGCAGACCAGTGAGGATGTCATTGAAGACTGGAAGGTGAGCCGTCTTAAGAGCAAGGCCAAGGAGTATAGCGATAAGATCAAGAAGTTCAGGGATGAAGGTGATGATTCCAGGGCTGATGCACTGGAAAGGACGTACGAGCCATGGTTGGAGATTAAGTCTGAGATAGGCAGCTACGAGTATTACCTAAGGCGATTTAAAGCTGATCTTGGAGATGGGAAAGACGCTGAGGTTATGAAGGATATTCGTCAAAGCCGTAAGGAGCTGCTTCATACCATTGATAGCTTACGACCGCCAAGATGATAACACGTCGGGTAAACCGACGTGCACACTGAATGGAACGAACAAGGCCCGCTTCACAGCGAGCCTTGTCAACTAAACGTCAATTTCTACCAATAACTAAAAACCTAATTAACCTGTTACTACTAACCTTGAATCAATATGAAAATCTAAAATCAAAAACAAAAACCTAAGCTTATATAATGACTAATCCAGTTATCTGTTTTCGGCAAAGGTAGCATTATTATGCGTAATGAAAGCGATAAAATGCAAGAATTGTGTTTTATCGCAGTCATTCCTGCCTCAGGGATTATCTTTGCGGGAAAAATACATCCGTATGAGCAGACAGGAACTATACAACCAGATGAACCACAAGGAGCCAGGCGTGAACACGATGAAGGGCTACGACCACACCCGTTTCTCCAACGACATTCTGTATACCCAGCTCCAGCAGATTGCCGCCCATTACTTTGACAATATGCGCAGCCTGAGGAAGAAGTTGGTGCGTGACACCGACTACTACATGGGCAGGCAGCTTAACGACACCGTGGTCTACAACGGTCACAGGATGACTGTCAAGCATTATATGGAGATGAAGGGTATGCCCGCGCTGAGTGCCGACATCATCACCGACAAGATGATCAGCCTGAAGGGTCTTGTTCGTGAGCAGTACATGGCCGCGAGCATCCAGAACGTGGATGCCGAGGAAGAGGACTACGTGAACGTCTTCAATGAGTTCCTTCGTCAGAACAGCAACAACAACAACAAGGCCGAGCATGATGCCGACCAGTTTGAGAACCACACCCTTGGCGGGTTTATCTACGACAAGGTGAAGTGGGCTTACCGTGAAGGGCGTGAGGACGTGTTCATCGATGCCGGTGACGTGTTCAAGCTTGCCGTTCCCCCTTTCTCTAAGAAAGACCTCAGTGACGTGGAGTTCATTGCCGAGGCTCACGACTGCACATGGCCGCAGATCCTGAAGCTTTTTGTCAGGAAGAGTGGCGACGAGCAGCGTCTGGCACAGATATACACCGCCGCGAAGAGTGACCTTCCCATCCAAGGCAGGAACGACACCGGCATGAACCAGACCGAGGCCCTTGATGACTGGTATCACAGCAGCGTGGTCGGCAAGTACCGTTTCATGGAGATCTGGACGTTGGAGCGTAACAGGGCATTGTGGTGCCATGACCGTCTGAATGCCAGTGCCGGCTACCGTCCTTTGGAAGACAAGCAGTCCATCGAGTCCGAGAATGCTTCTCGCCTTGCGGCCAACATTGTGAAGGATGAGAACGGTGTCCCCATGCTCGACGAGAACGGCCAGCCCATGCTCTATGTCCCCGAGGACGAGGTTGCGCTTATAGAGTACGAGGAAGGGATTGAAGAGATGTGGTACTACAGGATGATAAGCCCCAACGGCTACCTCCTTGACGAGGGCATCAGTCCCTACAAGGTTGTGCGTGACGGTTTTTCGTTCTACTACCATCCGTATGTATTCCTGGCATATCCCTGTATTCAGGGAGAGATACGCAGTTTCGTAGACCGCCTGATAGACCGTCAGCGTCAGTACAACCACGACAACATCATGCTTGACTTCATCATCATGAACTCAGCGAAAGGCCCTCTGGCTATCGATGAGGATGCGCTGAGTGACAAGATGGGTATCGAGGAGATCGCCGAGAACTGGGTCAAGGCCGACGGAGTTATCATCTACACCTCTAAGAGCGGCGGTCAGATACCCCAGCAGATTATGAACAAGAGCCTTCCTGCAGGCATCGACCTGATCATGCAGAGGGACGAGAAGCTTGTACAGACACAGAGCAACGTGCAGCCCGCCTTGCAGGGAGCCAGTCCTACGGCAGGTACCAGTGCCAAGCGTTACCTTGCGGAGCAGAACAGCAGTGCCGTCGGCGTTTCCGACTACGTGAGCTCGTTCTATAACTTCACGCTGAGGGTGGCCAAGAAGCAGATGTGGACTATCCAGTGCTTCTACGACGATAACCGTAGTGTGAAGATTACCGGTCAGGACATCCGTCAGTACTACAACCGTGCCACGATGGGCGACATCGACTATGATATGACTCTGACCCTTGATGTGAACAGCAGCACCATCCGCGAGGCGATGAAAGACCTTGTATGGCAGGCCTATCTTCGTGATGAGATTGACTTCGGCCAGGCACTGAGGAGTGCGAAGTTCGGCGACACCAGCCGTCTGGAGCGTTTCTGGAAGGAGCACCGCGAAGAGAAGCTTCAGCAGCAGATGGCGTTGCAGCAGGTTCAGCAGCAGTCCGCTGCCAATACGGCGGGTTCGTCATCAGGAGCATCCCATCTGTTGCAGCCGTCGGTATCGCAAGGTGTAGTAGAGCCGCCCGCCGATCGGGAAAACGGAGCCAACAGACTTATCCAGGGAGGAGGTCCCGACGTTGCCGGTACTGGCGGCATTTCCTCATAGGCTCTGAGAGTCGAGCCATGTAATAGTTTATCCACTGTGCCAGCTTCTCCTGTCTGATACGGTTGTCCTCGTCACAACCGATAGCCCCCCATTTTGAAGGCGTGTAGTAGTATGAATACCTTTTCATATCAGCTACACCCTTTATCTTTTGCATTCCGTGCATCTTCCCCATTCGACGCAGCACCTTGAACGACGGCTTTAGCTGACGGTTAGGCTCGTATGTCATCGGCGACCACACCATGTGCTTTGCGTCGTAGAAGAGGTACACCCGTGCCGTCACGTCACGGCTCATGTTTTCAGCCTGTTTGACGCCATTTCTCCACATACGTGTAGCGACGAACTTCTCCTTACGTATGATGTATGGGTAGTAAACCTTGAAAAGGCAGTCGGTGATGAGATCTTTCAGTTTCATTTCTTTTCTTTTTTTTGTATATTTCGATATGCGATATTTCAGTTAGGTGTAGACAAGTTCTGGAGCTAACGGCTTCTTCCGTCTCAGTTTCTCTTTCTCTATTTCCTCAGGTGACTTCTGTACGATGACGAACGGCACTGGCATCTCATGCTCCACGTATATTCCTATTGCGCGAGCCATCACACGGTCATCATGCTTTCCCGGAGTGTTTCCGTATTCCCCATTTGGATAGAGCATGAAGTATGAGTATTCATTCAGTGTTTCCTCTTCCCTCTCCATGTATTTCTGTTCACGTATGACCGCCGTGAGGAATTTCACTATTGCCACCTTTGTAGCCTTGTTGGTGTTGAATCCGTATTTCAGTTCCTTTGAGCGGTGCTTCAGGAGCTTAGAATGGTTGGAGTTGTACAGGTTGTCGTATAGCGGAACGAGTATGGGGAAGAACAGTTCCGACACGTCTCCGTCGGTATCGTTCATGCGACTGTATGCAGTATTGTTCTCCACGACGAGGAACGCATCCTGGTAGAAGTGTGCTATCTGTGCGCACTTCATGGCCAGCTGGTCAGGGTCGCAATGTCCGTGCCATTCTGCAACAACCGCCGGCACTCCTCCGTACATCACGTCGTATCTGTCGAAGACCACGATGTCCGACCAGTCAGAAGTCTTGTGCGAGCCGCCGATGTCCACCGAGACGAGATATCGGTATTTGACGTTGATGGAATCATCCGGCGTGTCCCATACTCTGAACGGTCCCCCTGCCTCTTCCACGAGACGCAGGTTCTGCATACACGGGTGTTTCTCGTATTTTATCCCGTTGGGTGAATCAGCGGGCGCAGTGGGGTCGTAGGAGTCGCCTTCGATGTCTCCGATGAAGATGGGAGCCATACAGTCATCACGAAGTTTCTCCACCTTGTAGATGTCGAAGACAGCCTTTCCGGAGTATTTGAAAGCCTCGATGTCATCAGATGGGAACTCCTGCTGCATATCCTCTATGCAGTTGAACGTCTTCATCTTCTCGATATACCAGTTGATACCCTCCAGCGAAGCCCCTATCTCGTAGAGGTGCCAGAAATAAGCCCCGTGTCCTGTTGTGTCGTTACGGTGTTTCCATAGCCAGATGATGAAGTCATCGCGCTCATCGTCATCCTTGAATCGTTTCACGTATGTCTCGATCTCGAACCATGCGACGAAGACAGGACGGTATGCCGACACCCTTTTCCCCTCGTCATCGAGCTTGTTGGCACGTACCCATTCGTCGTGATATTCATTCTCCATGCCGTTAGGTGTAGACTCACGCACCACGAACTCATACGGTTTTCCCGTTAGAGGTGATATAACAGACTTCACCACTTTCTCTGGAGTCCATTTCTCCGTGTTCGGGAAGAACGCCTCTTCTGTGATATGCGCCATTGCCACGTCATCGGAGCGAGCCGCCTCTGGGTTGAGAGCCGATCCCGTCTGAATCTTACAGGAGCGTGGAACGAGATACTTGATGTTTGGGTTCTTTGAGTCGTTTCGTATCTTCCTTGCATCCTCCGGGTATTCCTGTCCCGTCTTATAGAAGAGCCAGACAGGTATGGCATTGATAAGACGCTCATACATATTGAATACCGTGATGGACGATGTGGACTGATGTCCGACGATATTGCAGTTCCAGTTTGTCTTCCAGAAGATCTGTATCCACACCATGTAGATGTCCGTTAGCGTAGAGCCGCCCCACTGTCTGCATTTCAGCAGTATGACCATGATAGGCACACCTGCGAGACGCATTTCCTCAAAGATCTTGCACACCTTTATCTGTGCTGGACGCAGGTAGAATGGAATGTCAGGTCCCCCCTCCTTATTCTTAATACGTGCATAGGCATAGGCGAAGAAATAGAAGTCATGCTTGCATCGTATTCGTATGAATCGTCTCCATACCGCCTTTCGTGCCTTTTCGTAGTCAGCCCACGGCATCTTTGCCTTGACATAAGCCTCGATGGAACCGTAGCCGATGAGTACACGAACGAATCGTGAGCGCAGCATCGTTGTCGGCAGGTAGAGAGCCTTGCCTCCCATGAAGTCTGATATGAGCACCCTGGCACGTATTCCCGGTGCATTCTCGCCTGTGAGCGGGTTGTACCGCTGGAAGAGCACCGTCATACGTCTTGCATCCTCCTGAATGATCTTATGCAGGAGTTTTTTTGATATGGATGGCTGTTTTATTGACTTCACTTTCATTTTATTTCCTAAAATTCATCATATTTCTTTGCGTGGAAACTGCAAAACACACTATTGATCGTTGATGAAAAGGAAGATGGAGCGATATATGCGCTCTATGAAGAACCAGACAATTCCAGATAGGAACATGATCAGATGAGGCATTGCGGCAATGCCTGAAATAAAGAATCCGATGATGATGAGAGCAAGCATCATCACAGCTGTTAGCCTTTCCCCTTTTCTCCAGAAGTAAGGCGCGAGCAATCCGAAGAAGAAGCAGGTGATGACGGAAGATCCTAATGTTCCGGCGTGTGAACCGCTGGACACAGTGACGGTGAATGACATCAGGACGGAGAGGATGTATGCGATGGCGAGTCGATGGATTCTCAGGACGTTATGCAGTACGAGCAGAGCCCATCCGTTGACGAGCCAGTGCAGGATGTGTGCATGGGCGAATTGGTATGTGAAGTGTGTATAGAGCGGGCTGTTGTCATTGACAGCGAGCCAAGGAGCCATTGGAATGAGCATAGCCATTCCGAATACCGCTGCCCCTGTGATATATAGTCTTTTCATCGTTATTTTTTCTTCTGTTGTCTGAGTACGGCCATATAGAACTGGAAGGGAGCTAGTCCGAGGCAAGGAGCCGGCATGGCCAATACCTTGATGACCAGCTCAGGTAGCGACCTGTTCTTATTCTCAGGACTTTCAACCACCTTCAGGAAATTCTGGTACATCACCTCATAGAGCTGCTGTTTGTATGGAGAGTTGAATATTTTTATCTTGTTGTTATAGTATCTTTGCCTGACATATACCACGGCAGCATCCGTGCTGATATAGAACTTATCGACAGGCAGTTTTGCAGCCGTCTCGCATATTGTCGTAATGTTCGACGGCCATTTGACAAGGTTCTTTGCTCTCTGGAACAGTTCGAGCACCACCTTGTTTCTCTCGATGTTGATTTGTGAAACCGAACCCTTATGTCTCATTATATCAAGTTTACCTTGCAAAAATACAAACTATATTTGCGTTTTATTGCTCTCTTATCAGAATCACCCATTATTTTTGCAAAAAATAACCATCAATGCGCCTTTTACAGGCATAAAATAGAGATTTATGGCAGAAGTAAAAAAGACAAACCGAGAGCTTTTGGGTGAACGCTTCAAGAGTCGCAACCCCGAGTTCAATGTTGACGATGACGAGGCGATCTACGGTGAGGCTTTGGGTGAGCTTGGCAAATATGACGAGTCTGAGGCCTCGCGCAAGCGTCTTAACGAGACCATTGCCAATAACGAGATAGCCCCCGACCTACTCAACGGCATCATCAGCGGCAAGAACGCCGACGGCAGTGACTTTGACTTGACTCAGTACCTGTTTGACAACCACATGGACTATCTGATAGACTATATGGAAGACAACGAGGGTGCGAAGAAGAAGTACGAGGCGCGTAAGGAAGAGCGCAGAAAGGCCGCCGAGCAGGAAGGCATCGACAAGAAATACGTTGAGCAGAAGATCCAAGAAGAGGACAATGAGCTTGATGTCGCCATCAAGGAGGCTGGCTATAAGCCCGACCAGGTGAAAGACCTGATAGACTGGATCTACGATTCGGAGAAGGGCTTTATCACCCGTGCCAAGAACTTCGAGCTGAAGAAGGAAGACTTTATTCGACTGTTCCATATCAAGGACTGGGACTTGAAGATGAAGGAAGCCGACGATGCCGGTTACAAGCGTGGCAAGAACGAGAAGATAGATATGTTCAAGCGCAAGCAGAAAGAGCGTCAGGAAATGCCCGCCGACGCAGGCAGCGGCGGTGGTACTCCACAGTCTGGCGGTGTTCAGAAAGACCCGTATCTGGAGCGTCTTGACAAGATGAAGAACTTCTAAGCGTTATGAGTCATTACGGTAAGATGCATGGTGCAGGCCTTGTGGTTCTTGGCGACCACACCCGAACAGATACCGAGGAGGTGTTGTTGAGCGAGGCTTTAAGAAAAGGAGAATATCAACCTATTTATAAACCCCAAATTAAGTAAAACGATGAAGAGATTCAAGAAATGGCTTGGCTTCATGGCAGCTATAGTTGCCATGATTGCTTGTAGCGGTACCGTTTTTGCGATGGCAGACGATCCCGCTATCACGTCGCCTGTCGGCGACCTTGACGGTGGCCCTGGTGTAGGTGTTGCCGGTGACAACAACCGCACGCAGAGTCAGGAGATTATGGAAGGTGACGGTAATGGTATCAAGGACTTTGACTACTACCAGAAACAGATCAACAAGCATATTGTCGAGATGAAGCTGGAGAGCTGTCCTATAGACCAGATTCTTCGCAGTTCCAGCAAGACCAACAAGAGCAGCGACATCCGTGTGAAGTACTACCAGATTGGCCAGCGTCCCATAAAGACCACTCTGAGTACCGCCATCAGTGCCACCTCAAATGGTGTTGCCACCGCGATCGAGCCAGTGAACAACACCTGTTTTGACAGTATGGACACCATCATCTTCCCCAGCATCATGGGTTATGAGGATGACGGCACGACGCGTGAGACGTTGAAGCCCTTGATGGTACGTGTTGTAGGGCGTGATGCCAGTCTGAACCCCATTGTCATCCCTGTCAACGGTAAGAAGAATGCATCCAAGGGTAACCGCTGGGACTTACCTGCCATTCCCGCAGGCTCCACCATGCTTCGCCTTGGCCGTGCCGCCGGTGAGAAGGACGTTGAGACCGCCAGCTACTACGAGTTGCCCGAGGCCAGCGAGCAGTTCTGCCAGCGTTTCATCATGCAGGCCGAGGAGTCTGTCATCGAGCGCATGAGTCAGAAGGTTGTTGACTGGGACTTCTCTAAGCAGGAGCGTGTTGCCATGGATGATATGCGCGACGGTATGGAGCGCAGTGGTCTGTTTGGCATCAAGAGTGTAGGCCGTTACGGTAATAACGGTAACGTGTACACTACAGGCGGTATCTACTGGGAGGCCGGTAAGGACATCCAGCTTGGGCATTGGCAGCCGAAGGTGGAGATTGGAACTGACGGCAAGGAGAAGAGTGTCACCGTACAGGTGGAGAATCCCAACTATGACGCAGAGACCCCCGGCAGTGAGGAGTTCATCACGAAGGTAGTGTATGAGTATGTCATCAGCGAGAAGGAGCTGACGAACTTCATCCATCTTGCTATCCAGGATGCCGGTAACGGCAGTCGTACGAAGCTGTTGTTCGTTGACAACCTTATCTACATGGCATTGAGCAACCTGAAGTCTCAGCGTCGTATCATCATGCAGACCGAGAGCAACTACAACAACTGGCATCTGGACTTCGAGAGCTTCACCTCTATGGGTACGAAGATTCTCATCTACCGCCACGACTCCTTTAACTATATGGGTATGTCTGGCTGTGCCTTCCTGTTGGATCCCCGTTACCTTGAGAAGTGGGTTTTCGGTGACTGGAGCCGTAAGGAGTACGACCTTAAAGACCTGTTCATCCGCAACAGTAACGCTGTTGTGATGGAAGAGTTCAGCTGCTGGACTCTGTACTTCCCCAACGCCCATGCCCGTGTGAGCCGTCCCGAGTTTGACACCAGCCTTGGTGTTACCGACGAGCTTGCCATTGCGGCCTAAGTGATATTCCTGGGGTGGCTTGCCAGTCACGGTGAGCCACCCTTTTTTTTCAAAGCATTCACGTATGGATATTTACATCTTTTCATCCAACCGTCAGCTGATGTTCTATGTCAGCATATCAGGCCAGATGCGCTTGGTGAGGTTCGGCGACCGTGACATGAACGGCACCTCAGTGTTTCAGACCAGCAACAAGGAGACCGCTGAGGCCATCCGCAAGCACAGCCTTTTCAAGCGAGGCGTGGTGAAGGAGTCATTTATTGAGGATAAATCCGTTGGGAAAACCAACGGACGCAGTAATGTCAAGACCTCGCAAGGAAGCGAGGTGAATGCAGCGATAGCCACGGCAGACGGCAATACTGGAAAAGAAGTTCGTCAGGAAGAGGTCATTGAGGCGAAGAACTACACACAGGCGAAGAGTATGCTTGCGAAGCGTCTGGAGATCAGCTATAATGACATCAAGAACCCCGACCAGCTGTTGCAGTTAGCCAAGAAGTCAGGAATCACCATCAGGTACTAATCAGTGCTGCCATCGGATGGCAGCACAACGACGAAACATTTTCAAGCGTTTGAACTAATGGAAACAAGCATCACAAACCTTAAGGTCTGCGTCAGAAAGGCTTTGGACGATATTGCGCCCGGTGTTTTGGACACCTTTTCCTCGGATACGGACAATGAGATAGAGCAGGCCATCCTTCACGCCTCCATCAGTCTGAGTCAGACTGTTACCATTGAGCATCTGAATCCTTCGGTAAAAGAGCTTGACACAGATGGTATCGATGGCAATTCAAATGGCTATGCCATTCTTCCATATGACTATCTTCGTCTTGTGAGTTTTGCAGCCGCTCACTGGGAAGGGTCTGTCAGTGAGCTGATAGAACCAGGCAGCGCGGCTGAGAAGATGCAGCGTTCACCGTGGACACGCGGTACTGCGACGAAACCCAAGGCGATGCTTGACAGTGTAAATGTAGAGTCTACTACAACGGTGAATGACACGCCAACGACCGTAACCGAGACCAAAAGAGTCATCAGATACTGGCCTTACACACATGATGAGAAAGTCACTCTCCATTATGTACAGATGCCGATACTGAGAGGCAGCAGTCTGTTGTGCGACCTGCGTGACAGTGTTGGTAAGAATGTCATCTATCTGGCTTGCCGCATCTTCCTTGAAGGGAAGAAAGAGAATGTGTCAGCAGATGCATTTGCTAAACTAAGTGAGATATAAGCGTATGAAAACGATAGAAGAGCTATCACAACAAGTCAACGACCTTTACGCCAAGCTCCGTAAACAAGGTACCGAGCTCCAGAGTCTGAGACAGGCACAAGAACACCAGTCGGAAGAGACCAGTAAGGCACTTGCAGAGAGTATGCGTGCCAAGGAGTTTGCGATGAAGAGTTACCGTGTAGACCATGACGGTTGGATATGGCGTTGGGACTTTGACAAAAAGGTGTATATCAAGACCACGAACAGGGTGAACACCCCCGTCATTCCCTGCGGAGCTATCGAGACGAGGAATATTGTCAATGGAGCCGTCACCAGAGAAAAGCTTGGTAACGATCTGTTGTCTTGGCTTAATGAGCAGTTCGGCGGGAGTACCGTGGTGTTTATGACTCAGGCTGAGTATGATGCTTTGCGTGTGAAGGACGATGACGTGGTGTATATGATCTACGAGGAAGACGGTGAAGAGCCTACTCCAGGCCCTACGCCTGACACTCCTGATGACCCTGTACAGCAGGTATGGCGTTTCGGCGACCCGATGCCTGTGATATTGACTTAAAAGACGGTATTCTATGGTAGATTATTCTCAATACAAGCTTTCCGGGCAGGGTACGGTGAATATGCCTGCTAAGACGTACAATGATTTCTTCTTCGAGGTATCAGACAGCCTTGTTGCCCTGGAAGAGGAATACGGTTACCAGACAGGTATCACCGTTAACGAGCCGAGCGTAAAGACTAATGACAGGCTCTATGCGACGGCGTGGACTTCCCTTTTAGCGTCCATCATATCCAAGGTTGAGCTATTGGCCAGTCATCAGGGCTATCAGATAGACCAGAGCCATTGGTCGGCGGTAGTAAGCCTTTCCACGACGAAGCAGAGCGGCTCCACCATCACTGTGAGCGAATGGAACCAGATGGTTGATGAGCTTCAATATACTATTACAGGAATTATGGACAATTAAAAAACAGTTATTATGACAAATTACAGCAGTTATAAGGTGGCTCAGTCCAACGGCAATTTCACGGCTGCCATCTGGAATGGTTTTTTTAGTGCGGTTGGAGAATATTACTCAGAAATTGCTCAGTCGTATTCATTTGCAACAGCAATGGGTTTAACAGTTGATGTCAAGGTCAACTTTTCTAACGGTGACACTCTGTCAGCATCGGAATGGAACACGACTATGGATGTTTTGCATACAGCACTTCAGGCCATTTATGATGACGCAGATGAAGCTGACAATACCATCCAAGGCAAGATTAATGCCATTTCTGCTTTGAAAGGCAAGGCATCAGGAGCTACCATTTCGAATCAGGTTTGGAATGACCTTGTTCAGAATGTTCAAGACATTTTAACCTATGTAGTATCTACACAGAGCTGGAAGTTCGGTCAGGCAATGCCTATTGTGTTAAGCTAACCAGAGAGACGAGGCTATGACACGGAAGATAGTGAAGATATATCACAAGGGTCGGGAATACGGCCTGAGGGGTGCTGAGGATGACGAAGCCCTTGACTTTGCCACCGACGAGGATATTGCCGCCCTGTTTACCAAGTAGAGTTAACAACCATTAAAAAGAAATAGAAAGTTATGTCATTAACAGATGCACAGAAAGCCAAGCTTGTCAAGTTGGAGCGTTTGGCAAAGTTCAAGGAGATGCAGGATGCGGAGAACGAGGGTAAGTTTATCCAGTTGTCGGAGAAGGGCGCAGCCAACGGTGTTGCCACCCTTGGTTCCAACGGCCTTGTTCCCACCTCACAGTTGCCAAGTTACGTGGACGATGTGATAGAGATCGTCGGTATGGGAACGTCACTTCCTGCTACCTGTAGCAAGGGTGAGAAGTTCATCCTCGTCAGTCTTGAGTACGGCACGAAGCTGGTTTACGAGGCCACTGCCACCAACACATGGTCGCCTGGCGGCAGTGAGCCAGAGAAAGGCAAGCTGTACCTCAACCTGGGTGACAACAACAAGCTGTTGCGCTACACAGGCAGCACGGGTGGCAGTCATGGTCAGATGGTAGACGTGTCGAGCGACACCAACGACACCTACAAGTTGAACATCAACGGCACTTGGAACGGTGGTGGTGTGACCCCCCTTGGTACGGTGTATGCCCCCACGCAGGCAGGCCAGGAAGGTCAGGTTGCCAAGGTAGGAGCCAACGGCCCTGAGTGGAAGAATCCCGACATCTTTGTGACCCCGTTCACCATTGAAGAGCTGATTGACAGGAACAGTTACCCCAGTCTTCCCACGACCAAGCTAAACAGTTTTGTATCAGGACTTCCGTCGGACTTCGCGAGCCGTGTGTGCGTGATTCCCAGCGGCATCAATGGCGGTGTGACGTGTACCATCCTTATAGGCTACGGTACGACATTCCAGTTTGAGTTTGACTATAACGGCAAACGCTATGTCGTGACAGGCGACAACAGCAGCCCCCGACAGTGGTCGATAGTCGAGAGCACCTACGCCGTAGACCTGACGTATGCTACCGACGCAGACATAGAGGCGTTGTTCCCATCTGCACAGTCATAACAATCATGGTGGGGTACGTTCCCCACCATTTTTTTATTCACCTATAAGTCAACATCATGGCAAACGAAATCATACGCATAGAGCGTCTAAGCAAGTTCAAGGAGCTGCTTCTCAGCTACCTTGCCGACCTGTTCAGTGGTGAGGAAGCCCGTACCGAGCAGACATACTCCAAGAAGACCGAAGTGTACACGAAAACGCAGACGGACACCATTCTCGCAGGCTACGTGAACGGAGCTGGCTATAACGACAACACCAAGGAGATTGAGCTGAAGCACGGCAACACGGTGATAGCCACCGTTGATGCCACCCCGTTCATCATCGACGGCATGGTAGATGATGTCACTGTGAGCAGCGGCAACCTTGTCATCACGTTCAACACCGACGGTGGCAGTCAGGTGATCACCATTCCCATCAGCAGCATCTTCGATGCCAGCAACTACTACACGAAGATTGCATCTGATGCCAGGTACTCCCTTCGCCCTGCTGTTGTCATCCAGAGTGCGAGCAGTGCCTCCATATCCCCCAACGTACTGAACCGCTGGGGTGAAGTAGGAACCCTCAGCGTGACCTTTGCTGCAGGCACTCAGGGCGAGGTCAACGAATACATGATAGAGTTCACCTGTCCGAGTGATGCAGGCACCGTCCTGACATTGCCGAATACAGTCCGCTGGGCCAACGATGACGAACTGGATCCCGAGGCAGGCTACACCTATCAGATTAGCATAGTGGATAATCTCGCCGTCTATGCGGGATGGGAAGGAGGCGACGATGAGTAGTTTCCGACGCAGGCTTATCGCAGCCATGAACGCCCTCAGGAGCTGTTTTGGCATGGGCTTCTGGAGGAACGATGCCCCTTGGAGCAATGATGACGCATGGAAGAACTAATCAAATTTAACAGCATACACAATGAAAAAGAGCAATAACGACATCAGGAACATCAATGAGGACTGGCAGTTGGACAACCGCAACGGACTACCCTACAGCGGCAGCAGTGTCCAGCGTTTCATCAAGAGTCAGTTGAACGGCAAGGCAGGTACGTTCTACTTTGATTCCACTGCACAGAAATACCTTGTCTTTTCCGACGCATCGAGCCGTGATCAGTACCTCTCAGACCGTGAGGAGTATTCCGACCTGCTGCTGGGCACGTTTGACGCACCGGCCAACTATACGGCGGAAATCACGATGGTCACGCCCAGCAGCAACACCATCCTGAAAGGTGCAACGGGA